CACCGCATATCGACGCTGCACAGGCGCTTCTTCGCTCTGGTTACTGGACTGATGAGATCGACGCCGCAATGGGAGCATCCGCATGACCACAGACAACAAGACCCTGGCGGACGTGCAGCCCGGTGGGAGGGTGAGGCTGGGGGATCAGGCCGAGCGGGCGCGGTTTGAGGCGTGGAACCGAGAGAACTGGCCGAACTTGGACCTTTCTCGTGGTCCTCTGGGCGATTACATGCAGGCGCGAGTGCGCAGCGATTGGCAGTTGTGGCAAGCCGCCCAGCCCTCCCCGGGTGGTCAGCGGGATGACTCGCCTATGGCAAAGATGGCAGCCGCTCTCCGTGGGAAAGCCGAAGCTGAGCGGGCTGCGTTCGATCAACGCGTGCAGTCCGGCGAGTGGGGGCCGATGCCGGACAACCCGGACGTACTAGAACTGCCACCTCTTCCCGAAGAGGTTGACTCGGTTCGCTGCATGATTCGCGGTGAAAAAGGGTTCGCTGAGCCCTGCGATTACTACTTCACCTCCAAGCAGATGCGTGACTACGCGCGCACCGCCCTCGCCGCCAGCCAGCCGGTGGGCGCAACCGGCAAGAATTCCTTGACCGTTGGTGGTGGGCAGGAGCCGGTGGCGTATCTGGACCTCGGCGAAGGCGGGTATATGGACGCCGGCACCGACCTGAGCGACGAAGAGCTGGCGGCGCTGCCAAAGGGTCGCCACATGCTGGGGATCATCGGCACGTATGGCGTAGACGGCTACAAGCCCGCGCAGGCCGTGGACCTGGGTGAGTTGCGCGCGAAGGTGGCCGAGCTGCTGCGCCGCGATCTCGATCTGGAGATCGCCGACCCGGAAGACCACCGGCACGACGATGGCTCAAACGAAGCCGACCAGATCGCCGGAAGGATCGTTGCCCTCCTCAACAGCCAGGGGGTTGGCAATAAGTGAACCTAGGCGAGCGCATCCGTAGCTGTCTATCATCTCCAAAGTCGGCTGCGGATGTTCACTCAATCATCGGCGGCGACCTTTCACTCATACGTGGCTGCATTCAAACAATGGTCAAGGTTGGCCTGCTAGAACGTATTGGAGATGCCAAGCCATATCGGTATAGAGTGGCTAGGCCGTTGAAACAGAAGCTAAGAGGTGTAGAAAAGACTATGGCAGTATCGCAAGCGCAACAGGTTCGCGATTGGCTTAAGGCCAATGGACCAGCCAAGAACGCGGAAGTGAGCAAGGGAACTGGATTTCCACCTAAGCAGTGCAGCCGAATCCTCAGCTATATGAAGCGGTATGGGTGCGTTAGCCAGGACGATGAGCGCAAGTATCACTTTGTTCGTGACGCGATCCAGATGCAGGCCATGACCGCTGATGAGAAGCGTGAGGCTAACGCACGAAACAATCGCACCATGCGCTCACGGATCACGGCTATCCAGCAGCAGGGGATTGCAAATTCACGTAAGCCTGATGCTATGACGATCAAGGTTAAACGCCAGGTTGTGGAAGATGATCGGCCTAAGCAGTCTGTCGAAGATTGGCTGAAAGCTGGGGGCAAGATTGACCGCAGCCCTACGGAGCATAAGTTTGAGCGTCTGACCAAGGCGGACATTGAATCAGCCGCAGCCCGAGGTTTTGGAGGCTATCAGACGCCTTACAGCAGACGATTCAGCACGATTGGATGAAATACGGGAGCCAATTGGCTCCCTTTTTGTTACTACAGTGTTCTATCTGTTGCGTTGATAGGATTTGTGTAAGATCGTAATCTAGAACTACACCAATGAACTGAGCAGTAGCCATGATGAACATCGAATACACCGCCGAGCAGATGGAAGCGCAGCGCCAGGCATGCGTCGCCGCCTATGCCGCTGGTTTGCCGGAGATTGTCATCGAGGTTGATGTAGACATGACCCCTAAGGGGAAGCGTACTGCTCGTATCGTGCAGACTGACCGGAATGGCCGTCAGCTTCGCTGGTACGTCGCTGGCCGCATCTGCCGCGAGTTCGGCTCGATCAATAATGTGAATGTGAACCTGACCAATGAATGGCTTGCCGCGTAAGGAGAGGTGGATGGAACGCGAAGATATTGATACAGATACTATTGAGGGAAAGATTTCCGTCATGTGCGCATGGCGAGACAATCGCACTGTTCTTTGCAGGCATAAAGAAATCGACGGGATGTGGTCTATCTATGTCCCTTCGCACGATGGCGATTGGAATTGGGACCAATTTGACTACGCTGTTGCTGCTCCCGATCAAACCCCTGAAGAGATTTGGGTAGCATTTGATTCAACAGGTGGCGCTCCTGTATTTGGTACTCACATGAAGCATGAGGCCGATCAATATGTGTCTGACGGCTATCAGGTTCACAAGTTCACTAAATCTAACTGAGGACCGCACCATGAAGAGGATCATTTTCGTCATCGTTATCGCCCTGTCTTTGAGTGCTTGCGGCACGCTGCGAGAGTTCAATAAGCCGGAAGTCGGCGCAGACGGCAGCCGTGAGTTCCGCGCTACCGCTGCAATTGGCCGATGCGGCTGCTAAGCCGTGAACCCTAGTGGGACTTCAGTAAGGTCAACGATGAAGATCGTAGCGTTCTGAGGCCCCATTGTGGCCTGCCCTACCGGGAATGTGTTGGTAAGCAGGATTTGATTAAAGATGTTCCGCCTAGAAATGAAGATTCTGTTGTCGCTTGTCATATGGAAAGCGTCAGCGGTCGTATTACATCTATCCTGAGCCGAGGATGCGTAGTAAAAACGAGGTGACGGGATCGCTATTCCAATTTTAGTGCCAGGGAAGAATTGTCCTAGCTCAATGGGCGGGCCAGGAACTGTGGGGAGGCTAACCACTTGAAGAACGCGTATCCCCTTGCGCCTAGAATCATAGAATACTGATCCAGATTCATCACGCATCCTTAGTCCGACTGGACTGCTTACCGGGTAAGTAGTAGCGCTAAATGTGTAATATTCAAATGTCTTGCTTGGTGCAGAGTTAGCTGCAAACACATAACATGTCACGCCACTCTGGACTAGAGTGAATCCAGTATTTACTGAAACTGTGTCGTTTATGTATCTACAAACATGAAGATTTGTAGTTCCATTCGTACTTGCAAGAAACCCTCTATCGGTATATGAGGCGGCAGGCGGCTGAGCAGAGCCTCCGCCAATAAATGTACCTGTATCCAGAGTTCCAGATTTTGCAAGCTGAAGATTGGTGTAGCCGCTGCCGATCTGGACCTGTCCGGTGCCTTGGTTTCTAATTCTTAGACCGACAGCCATTACGAATAAACCCCGTAATGAATGGTAATTCCGCCAACAGTGTTGTTGGTAGGATGGCTAGGAAACATCTCATTTCTGACGTGATAGTTAACCACGTCATCAATCCACGTCCAGTTAATAGTGTTCCCTGAAATTGTCACTGACGGCACAAGCATTCCATACGTTGATTTTTGGTTTTCGCATGTGAAGTAATAGAATGGGTCGCCGCCTAGAAAATCATTAACTACAATTCCTCCATTAGCCTCAGGAGGCGCAACCCATTTATTGTTAACGTTTACAGGGTTATAGAGCGGAAATGTGTATCTGCCAATCGTCTTTGTAAGGCGAGTGGTTACAGTTGTTTCTACATATCCCGTAGGGCTTCTAACCCTAAGGCCAATATCAGCCATTACAACAGCACTCCCAACTCAACCGCAGGATTTCCATTAGGGTAGTAGATATATACGCCCTGGTTAGTGATGTTCATGCGGTACCCACCTGCGATAGACCCATTGAACTCAAATCCACCGCCAGCGGCCTTATTGATTCTCCAGCCAGTCTGTCCAGAAACATAATCATCAGATTGGATTGTACCGCTGATCTTGGCGTTGGTGATAGCGGCATTGGCAATCATGGCATTGGTGATCCAGCTAGTTCCGATAAGTGCCTGGCTGATGAAGGTCTGACCGCCCTGAATTACAAACGGACTAGTCACCTGGCCGTTAGCAACGTTGATTACAGCAAAGCGGTCGGCCTGCATGAGAATCTGAGATTGGAAGCTACCGTCAGGTTGGTTCTCAATGCCAACACCCATGCCAGCAGCGTAATACTGACCGTTAGAGGCAATCTGTAGCTTCAGCGTCCACGAGGCACTTATCTGCCCATCAAGGTCAACAAGAGCCTGAGAAGTCTCTTGAACGCTTGCGGATACATCACCAACGGCTGACTGTACCGTTTCCACGCGCTTACTTAGCGCATAGTCCTGCGTGGCAATAACGGTCTGAACAGTTGTAGTACCTGCGAAAACATCATCGTCAGCAGTGTAGTCGTCAGTATCGCCAGTAAATTGAGTGTCGATTGATGCAAAAAGTCCATCTACCTTCTGCCCTTGCGCAGTCAATTCTCCATCGATCTGGCTAACATCTAGTTCAAGTTGATCGACTCGGCCAACGATAGCCCCAGCCTCTGCAATAGCCTCGCCAACGTCCTGCCAGTCAGCACTAGGCGGCTCATTATTCCCTGGGGTTGTATTTTTCCAGCTATAGATGCGACCGTTGTAAATTACAGTCTGCCCTTCCTCATAGGTTGCATTGGCATCCCAAATAAGAGGAACTATATTATCTATGCTATCGATCTTAGACAGCAAATCTTGGCCTAGCGCGCTTTCAGTGATGCGGCCAGAGAAGTAGGCATCATATTCTGTTTGGTCAATACTAGACTCGCCGACGATACCGGTGCCGGTCGGATACCAGGGGCCTATATTTCCACTTCGGTCAACCAGTCGTCCCCAAAAATAGAATCTAGCGCCCGCAGCAAGGCCGTTGATTTGGTGCCTATCTTGGGGATATGCGAAGTCACCAAGTTTGATTGCGCTGGCTCTATCTGGGCCTTGCGAATACCAAATCTCTGTGCGCTCTGTGTCCGTAGCTCCCTGAGGGAATCCCCAGCGGAGGCCGATAGCAAACACAATGCTTGTGGTAGTTAGAGAGGTAAGCGCAGGAGGAGGCTCAGTCTTGCCAACGATCTGAGTCAACATGCTAGTGGCCGGAATCGACCTAGCCCCCAAGGCATTTACTGCTCTCACGCGAGCAAGGTACTGACCCGAATAAGCGCCGCGAATGTCCACACTGGTAGAGCTAACGCGTCCGATACGGACCCAATCCATATCATCTCTGCGCCACTCAACCTCATATTCAATAGCGTTAGGCGCTGCATTCCATTGGATAGTAACGTCAGTCCGCGCAATGGCCTGATCGATTACGGAGAAAGAAGTGATCGTAACGTTTGTTGGCGGAGCCTGGACGCTAGGAGGAATAACGCTAATCGGAGGCTGCTCTAGACGCGTACCGTCATCGATATAGGCGAACTTATCTGCACGATAGGATAGGCCTGAAATCGTATAGGTTCCGTCCTCATTGTCGGCCACGCCCATGCAGCGGAAGGTTTCCGCCACAAGCTCAGTCTTTTCAAAGATGAAAACACCTTGCTTAGCAGGATTAGCCGACCAATCCACCGTAACAGTGACAACACGGCCTGATACAGACTGGATAGTCCTAGCTTCGATCTTCCCAGTCGATAGCATGACCTTAATCGTATCGCCTGCAACAATGTCATCAGGGATTTGATCGACAGTTACGCTATCGGCAGTGAAAGCGCCGATACGGCCACCCATGCGGCGACCAGCACGATTACGATTGGAGACGTTGAACACATCACCTGGGGATACAAGAACGCCCTCTAGGCCAACCTTAAACGCAATCGTTTCTCGCTCAAGGTTCTCGGAAACGAGAATGTGATTGCCAATGCGCTGAGCCTGCCCGCGAGACGTGCAGCCGATGGCTGTGACTTCAGTCTCTTGAATGCCGTAGCGGATTAGCCCTGGTCGGAATTCAACCCGTTCGACCTTCTGGCGGCCCATGTCTGTCTGATCTGACCACGAAACAAGGGCAACTGTATGGCGGACCTTGCGGGCTGAACTTTCATAGTCAAATCGACCATCTACCACATCTGCGTTGGTATAACCGACTGACACCTGCTTAGGCATATCAGCCGAGGCAATCATCTGGCCTACGGCGTAGTAGCTGACACCACGGAACACAGCAGCCAAGTCCTGAAGCACCTTGTAAGCGTCAGCACGGGTCTGCATGTAGACATTGCAGGTAAAGCGCGGCTCATGACCCCCAAAGCCATCCGACACCATCTCATCGCAATACTGCGCGATCTGATATAGATTCCACGCATCAACCCATGCCGCAGGGATGTTATTGCCTAGGCCAAATCGATCATTTGTAACAATATCGTAGAACACCCATGCCGGATTGTTCGTCCACGCCGACTTAAACGTGCCGTTCCATACGCCGTTAGTAGTTCCAGGGCCAGTAGTGGCATACGTCCTTAGCTCAGGATCGTAGTTAGCCGGAACTTTGATGATTCGGCCATATACGTTGCAGGCAATCGTCGGAATGCTCTGAAACTGCTGAGCATCAACGGCAACCGCAAGAAGCGCGCTATTTGGATAGCGCAGCTTTGCATCGATAATCTCAGTTATCGACTGAACGCGAGTAGTATCAGCTACCGTCGCTGAGTTTGCATTAGGCGTTAGACGGCGAATTCTGATCTGCCATTGACTACCGGCTGGAAGATCAATGCGATGGCTCCGCTCGTACTGCGTCGTCGTCTTTCCGGTAAATGCGCTATTCAATACGGTTGTATATGCGCCGCCGTCGGTAGCAACATCGATAGCGTATGAAATGCTATAGCCAACCGTATCGCCATTGCTGGTATCAACTTTTTGCAATGCGTCTACCGCCACGCGGACGCGCACAGCGGAAAGGTCAGGCCCTGAAACAGTGCGGACAACGGGATTATTAGAGGTTAGCTCAACACCTACCGTTACCTCATTCTCAACGCTAGGGAAGCCTGGAATATAGGACTGATCCTGAGTGCCTGAGCGCGTCTCAACAGCGACATTCTGGAAATTGAATGTGCCATCTGAATTTTGTAGCGGAGTGCCTTGCAGGTAGACAGACCTATAGCCATTGACAAGGCCGCGCATCTCCCCCTCGCCGAGGAGGAGGATAGTCTTGGCATAGGAAATGGATCGCAGGCTATCAGGAGACTCTACAGGAGTACGGCCAGCCGTCGAACCCTTGCCGCCAGCGCCAACGATAGTTAAGTTTCTGTTTTCCAAGGTCGCCGCCGATTTAAGTAGTGGCTGAAATATCTTCAGCGTAGATTCCACCACTAATGATAGCACCGCCGATAATCAAAGGCCCGCCATAGCAGACAGGAACCGGATTGCCTTGTGCCTGCGTGTTCACCGCGCCATCCATAGAATAGCTAGGAAGATTGCTAGGATCATCCTTTGCGCCAAGCCCCTTTGGTTGAGGAGAAAGCATCTGAACAACGCCGCCTAGCGCAAGAGATACACCAAGGTTCATTAGCGGCTGGATTCCGGTGTAAGCACCCACTACGATAAGAACAACGCCAGCGATGGTCTGTAGAAGCCCGGCACGCTTGCTGCCCTCGATCACAGGAGCAATCCGGATTTCATCGCTGCCTGCGGGATCTTCTAGCGAATCTTCACCAACATTACGCTTCCCGATGAATACGGCGAACGTAAGACCCTTGGACTTTGCGCCAAATAGATACTTCTTAAAACCTTCAACCTGCACACAAAGGGCATGGATTGCCTCTTTAGGAGAAGAGACGGCCAACTCAAACTCACGCCCAAACCGCTTGCGCATTGATCCATATAGGACAACTTTCTTAAGAGGCTTATCCATTTGGCATATCCTTGTGCCGCACTACGTAGACCGTACGCTCAGCCCAATAGCCTCCATAGTTCTCTCGACGTGAAAGCCTACCGTGTAAGTGATGAAGCATCTGGCCGTCTCCTAGGTATACGCCAGCATGGTTAGGAACCTTTGAGCGAACATTCATCAAGATAATATCACCTCGCCTAATGTCGTCGGTGATTTGAAAGAATCCTTCAGCGTTGAGACGATCCATACTGTAAAGCTCTTGGCCCTTCTCCCACCAATCATCCTCACGGTCATAATCTGAAACACGAACGCCATATTCACGCCACAAGAAATCCTTGAACAACGTGAAGCAATCTAGGATTCCGTGAGCGAACTGACGGCCTTCTAGCGGCGCTTCAAATCCGCAAGGCTTGCAGTATCCTGGCGTCCCAAACGTAGGCTTACCATCGACCATCCCAACGCTCAGAATGTGCCAAGGAAGCTCAGAAAGCTCACACTGCACGCGGTCAGCATGGGATGGGGTGGATGCAGCATTAGGGTGGCTATGTACGATAGCTACAATCTCTCCAAGATCCTCAGCAGCAGCAAACTGCTCGCCGCTAATCCGGAAATGCTCAGATGGATTGGAGTGTGAGTTTTCGCACTCAACATACACCTCAGAACCATCACGCTTGACAATAAAGCCGCAGGACTCATGTGGATAGCATTTAGCTGCGTGGGCCTGAGCATCCTTTAGTGTAGACAGCTTCACTTTAACTCCTGATTAGACTCGCCGCCGGGAAGCTACCATAATTTAGTTCATTTGTAGCTCCGAATCTGAGCTTACAGCTTCCAACTCGACCGCCGCAAACGTCTAGGCTTGGATCGCTAGTTGGATTGTCGTTAATATCCGCAACCGGTGGGCCATTGTACCCGCAGTAAGGCCCGCGATAGCCTCCCCGTAGAATCCATGTGCATGCATTGGCAATGATCTGCCTGCCAGGCAACTGCTGCCCATTTAGGTCAGCAGCAGTAGCAAGTTCAAACTCAACGACCTCATCATTCTCCGCAGACTTTCGCTCGATGTACCAAATTTCATCGGGGAAATGCTCGTTAGGATCGGCAGTAGGATTGGGCTGTGGGAAGTTTGCAGAATCAAGATATTGAACAAGGGTCTGACGCCTAATCAAGCGAGCGCCAACTAGGTCCTCAAAAGCGAGGCATAGCGCAGTGATAGTGCCATCCACATTGCCTACCCGCAGCTTAGGCTGAGGTGGCGCGCTAGTGCTGCGAGCGAATCCCTCACATTCAATCGGCCACGGATCATACTGCTGGCCTTGCCAGAAGATAGGACCACTCTGTAAATGAGCATGGAAGAACAATTGGTCAGCATTGAGGCTTGTTGCGTCAAGTTCAAACAGAACAATTTTATTCCCAGGCTCTAGCGATTGAATATCTGATTCGACAGACACGAATAATCCTTATAGCCTTGCATCGGCAGAGTAACCGCCAACGTAAATAAAGTTTTGATTAATTGCCAAAGGTATTCCGCGAACAGAAAGAGTCTTTGTTGTGACTACTGGAGTGGTTTGCGATATGTTTGTGGAAGTCTCTGCTGGCGCGTACACCATAGCAGGAATTGCACGCTTTTCTACTTTAAAATCACACTGGACACCAGCCCATCCACCGGAAGCGCTAACGCATCCAAAAAGATAAATTGTTCCAGTTTCAAAATACCGTTGCACCATCAACATATCAATAGAATATGGGACTGGCTCAAACCTTGTAGCAATTGTCCCTCTCTCTAATTTCGGCCTACTATAAGTAGCTCCTGAAGCAGTAATTTGAACAACCATGTTGCCGCTGCCGGAAGGAGTTACAGTTACGCTTTGCCTGCCACTACCGGCTGTAATTGTTGCAGTAGACCCGCCAATAGAAACGGAAATATTTGAACTTGGATTTTCAACACTAAAAGTAAGTGGTTGACCCCATGCAAGAATTGGATTTTCAATTACTTGCTGTATAGAACCGCTCACATGGTTAAAAACACCAGTTGATGCGCTGATTGAAAGATTGCATCCTCCTGCCCCAGCCTTCCACATATCGTAACCATATACCCCGGCCGCCAAACTACCCCCAGCAAAGGAAGATTGGTTAACTGGAATTCCGCAGCTAATAAGCATATTGTCGCCAGCTATTGCGGCAGACATTCCAGCAGATGCGTAAAGCTCTGCCGTCATCTCATTGACCTTCTCCCAAGCAGACTTAGTCGGCTCGCCCATCTTTCCATTGGGCTGCGGAGTGGTTAGATCGATTTCTTGGCGTGCCATTTATATTTAACCTTTTATTTTGAATTTTGTCAGAATGAAATATTAAGTGCATGTGGTGTCTATAACCAACCAGGCGCAGACACACCGGGCGCCTGTAGCCTGACAGGGTGACTACGACCTGTCAAGAACCCACCACAGGCAGCGCGCGCCACACCGGAGTACGGAAGTTTACCGTGGCCGATGTAAAATCTGCCGAAGCATTAGAAACCATGGTTGCTGTTGATCCTGAAATTGCTCTCACTCGACTGACGTAACTCCCGCCCACCACGAGCCAGTCTCCGACATTGACTCCCGAGACACTGCTCAGGACCAACGTGTTTGAGCCCTTGGCCACTGATCCCGTGACTCCAGACAATGCCCCATACGTTCCGCTGACTGCCACAAACTCCCCGCCGCTTTCGCCTGCGGGTATGCTGAGCTTGGTCCAGGAATCGCCTTGCATCCACGTGCCTACGCTAGGCCGGTCGGCACGTTTGACGTGCGAGGTGTTGACACGTTGCGTTATCGCGGCGTCTTGCAAAATGCCAGCAAACGCGCTTGCAAACACATTGACGACACGACCTGAATCCCCCGAGAAGAGCGACCCCGGAAGGCGTGCGGTGAAGTAATGACCCCCCAGGTTTAGCAACGTACCGCGCGAAGGTGCAATCGGAACGCCTGCGGTTGTCCCGCACAAAAACACGCAGTTGGCTACTCGCAGCAAGAAATCGGAAGAATTTTGCCCTTGCAGAGTCGTTTCCACTTGGCCGACAAAGGTGCAGTTGTCGAACAGAACATTGCTCCGCGCAGTGGTCGGAAGCACAGTGACCGTGGACTCAATTCGACAGTTCGACACGCTAACGACCGAGCCTACTCCGGCGGTACTGAAGCCTGACTCGTTGAGTTGTACGCAGCCCCCCACCAGGCGAATATCGCCGGCGGTTAGGAGCCCGTATATGCTGAAAAGCCAATCCAGCCCTCGCCACGTAGGATTATGCACGGAAGAGCCTGCATGGTCGGCCAGCGTGGATTCCACCACCCACCCCACCACACGCCCGGTGGCGCCGGGCGCCTTCGATACCTTATCCAATGATGGGCGCACGAAGGTGCCTCGCAATCCGCCGCGAGCGCTTTGCACGCCAAATACGGACGCGCTAGCGACTTGACCGCCAACTAACCCGCAGTCTTCGAACGTGTTGTCGCGCGTAATCTTAAGCTTGCCGTCACCGATGTCAGACGTAACTTGCCCTTGCACTGAATGGGCAATGGGAAACACATGAGTCGCATCACAAATTACGCGGCAGTTGCGGAGAGTATTTTCATAAGCTCCGAAATCACACTCAAAACTGGCTTGGCCTGTGGGGTTGTAAGATTGCACTTCGTCTACGCAATTGAATCGCGTATTCGGGCCCGCCACTTCAACGGTGTTTTTTACTCCGCCGCTGCCGAATACAGACCGAACTACGTTGTGTTGCACATAAAACGGTTGCTCAGATTCCTGAACATTAATGAAGCTCGACACGATGCGCACGAGAAACGCGGAAAAAGGTGCGTCTACGAATCCGAGTTCCACAAGGTTGCTGTGGACATCTTCCTCTGCATCCAGACGCATCTCAATGAGCACGCCGCCGCCGTTGGCATTATCCGGGTCGCGGCGCGACTCGACAGCCCCGACGTTAACTACCCGGCCCAGGTGCGCATAGCAACTTGAGGCATTCAGAATGTGTAGGCCAAAAACACCGGTCGTCAGTTCCCCTGATCCATCGCGCTCTTCCAGCCCTCCATCCAATACGCCGAAATTCATGAGGCGCGCACCCGCGTGTAGTCGAACTACCGCATCAGCCGCGTTGCCCCCCGTAGCCAACTGCTTCAGCGAAACGCCCGGAGAGATAACCAGGGTGCGCCCGGACGGGACATAAAGCACTCGGCTAAGGCCGATGATCGATCCTTCGTTGGCTACCAATGTAACCTGCGTGTAGTGGGCCAGGAGCTCTTCGATAGCAGATGCGTTATCGGAGAGTCCATCGCCAACAACACCGGCTGACGAGCTAACACCCCCTGCGAAATTAGCCAGGTCTTGAACAGTGCCTCCATCGCGGAGGCCGATCATCGTGGCACCTTGGGCGCTCGCCAAATCAACCAAGGCAGCTTTCTCTTCACGAAGCTGCTTGGTACGCGCCGTCAGCGAATTGATAGATTCGTTGATTGCATCTACAGGGCCAAGCGAATTTTCTACAGAGGGAACATCAGGGAATGCAGCGGCAGGATCAAGCGTAGCGCCATTCTCTAGATCGGAAAGCGTACCAGGCGCATTAAGAACCTGGCCTTGAATAGTTGCGATAGCAGCATCAGTAGAATCTTGGCGAGAATTGACCGAAGCAACAGAATTACCTAGTGTGGTGTCATTGTCTCGTAGCAGGTTGAGGCGCGCAGCAATAGAAGTAATGGGATCATTGAGAATCCCGCCAGGGCCAGCCATGTTTATATCAGTAGTTTCAAGTCTGCGAATATTAGCCCACGACGGAGCAGGATCGATATTAGCCATTGTTACCTCTTAAATCCGTCTAGTAGCTGGGAACCATCCAAGTATACCGAACCGTCAAGGTAAAGAGGCTGCGGCTGTAGAGACTCAGGCGGCTGATATGTTTGTTCAAAAGTAGCGGTGACAGTCCACAGCCTATTCCCGTTAGGAGATGGATTGTAGGTATCGCAATAGAAGTAAGCATCGCCAAAGAATGGAACTTCCCAAATGAAACTCTTACCAACGTGAGAATCTAGAAAGTTAACAATCTCTTGGGCGCGCTGCTTATTTCCTACAAACTCAAGATTCCAAGTTCGCTTTAGTGGGTTGATACCATCAGCAGAAGACTGAGCATAGCCATCCCCGAACTGAGCGCGCTTAATCGAGCTAGTTACCTGCCCGGTAGATTGCTTAGTGGCACACCATGTAAATCTGTCAGCCATTAGCCCATCCCTCTCTGCTGCTTGTAAACAACGCCGCCAGTTCGGCTTTGCTCATTGTACCACTGGCTAACAACAGTCTTAATCATATTTACTAGCTGCATACCATCTTGGCTAGCGCTGCCGCTCTGATTCTGAGACGTAACCGTTCCGCCTTCCATGTTGATATTGATTTCAAAGGTTGGAGAAGCATTGTTAGGCGAAGAAGATGCGCCGCCACCAACGATTCCACCGTTGGCATAGCCAGCAGTAGGACGCATAGCATTGGCTCGCTTAGGACCACCAACGGCCTTCACATCAGCTTGTGACCACACAACTTCGCCGCGATGAACGATACCGGCAGGCTCATACTTGCCACCTGGTCCGGTATAACCACCTTCAGACTTACCGTTAGATAGGATCGAGCCAATTGCATTAACCAACCCTGCACCTTGGCCTGAATAGTTAGATGCGGCTGTGCCAATCAATTGGAAAATCTGAGAAGCCGCAGCCTCAGCAGCCATCCGCTGCAATGTCTTGAGGAAACCATTCAGCATTCCGTCCAGACCGTCAGAGAACGGATCAAACAAGAAATCAGCGAAAGCGGTCTGCATGTTCCTAGCTGCTTGAACGCCATACTCCCCAAGCAGCGAAGTAGTCTCGCGACCCTTAGCCTGCAACACATCCATGCCGCTGTATAGGGCCGCGTAGTCAGATTCAATGTCTGCAACGCCAGCAAGATTGCGTAGCTGCTCCTGATCCGCTTGGCCTAGGCCACGAAGATTTCCAGAAGAAATCTCATAGTTGATCCTTCCTAGCTGAGAGTTATCGCCACTAAGGGCAATCTGCCTCTCAAGCTGGGCGGTAATAGATTCGTAGCTCTTGGCTAGTGCCTGAACAGCCTTCTGCTCTTCGGTAAGCGCTACTTGGCGTGATCTAGTGCTGGCCGATGAGGATGCAGAAGATTTAGCAATGCTGCTGGTGTAGGCATCTACTTGCCTCTGAATCGCCTCCTCGCTCTGCCCAGCAGCGTTTCCAGCATCACGGATGCGCTGAATCTCTAGGCGCTTCTGAATCTCTTTGTCCGTAGATGCAAGAACCCGATCCCATGCCGCTGCTGCATCGGCAGCAGATTTTTTGGCATCATCCGCTCTCTTTCTTGCCAATTCATCACGAACAGGCTCAGGCGTCCGTGTCTCGCCATCCACGCCAGGCATGATGACTTCTGGCCTGCCTCGCCCTGCATTACCACCGAATCTAGATACAACACCAAGTGGCAAGCTAACCAGCGCGCCAGCATATGAGGCAAGATCACGCTGTAGTCCGCCAATCTGAGCAAGCCTATCTGCATATCGTTGCAGCGGGCCTAGGGCGCTATCTACGCCAGTAACGACGCTATCCCATGCCTCACTGCTTGCGCGCTTGATATTGAGCCATGCCGTAGAAATCAGGCCAAGGCTTTGCTCAATCTCTCGCGCCCTACCATTTACGGTGTCAGCATAGATTTTAGCCGCTTCAGTGGCGGCATCTTGCCAGCGCCCTTCATCCTGAAGCGCCTTGATCCTCTCATACTGAGACTGAGTAAGGAAATTCTCGGCCTCATTTAGCTTTGTAAGTGCATCAAGCGGGTCGCGTGAAATCTGACGGAACTTGTCAACAACCGTGTCGGCAGACTGTCCCGTAACCGATGCCCACCGAGTAGCAGCCTCAGCGGCGCCAGTAAGGGCATCTCCGCTAAGGCGAGTAGTCGTAGCCAGCGCAGTAACCGCAGCCGTGGCGTTCCCGGCAGTGATACCAAAAGACTGATCTACAACACTACCAAGAGCCTTAATCTGATCTGCGCTGTACTGAGCATTACGGCCAGTAGTAATCAGCGCCTCATTAATCGCCTCAGTCCTCTGCCCGGACTGATACCAGGCCACGCCAAGCGCACCGATAGCAGCAGCAGCCAAGGTGATCGGATTAATCATAGATGCCAGCGAGGTTGCTAGCGCCCTGGCCGCAGGCACGATGCCGCCGAACATATCCTTTAGCTGGCCGCCCTGCTGGATCGCCACAAGGTAGGCGGGCTGTCCGCCAATCAGGCTAGTGGTAATGTCAGTTATCTGCGCAGGCACATTTCGCATAGCCGCGCTGTAGGCCCGCTGGGACATTCCGGCCTGCTGGGCTGCTCCGCTGACTTGAGTTAGCGCGTTGCGCTGCTGCGCTAGGCGCTGATTTAGGTCGGTGTAAAGCTCAGTATCGACCATTCCTTGCTTACGGAAGTCGGCAAGGCTTCGCTCTCTCTTATCTAGCTCATCCAGCGCCTTGATCGCAGGATTGATCTGGCCGATTAGCTTTGCTAGCTCCTGCTGCTGATCTTTGATGGTGCTGTTAGCTTTTTGTGCACTGGCAGCACGGCGGGAATCAGCCTGCTCCATCTCACGGGCGCGAGCATTTGCCTTCTGCTGCTCTGCCGCCCAATCAGTAGTCGTCTTGGAAAGCTTATCAGTGGCCTTCTCTGCACGCGCACCCGCTGCGGCAAGGTCGTCTAGATCGCGGGCCGCATCCTCGGCTTGCTTTGAATCAATCTGGATGCCGAGTTGTGCAAAATTAGCCATCGTTCCTATGCTCCGCTGCTGTTTCTAGGGCGACTTGTTCCATGATGCGGATGTGTGAGAACACTTCCGGCCTTCGCTCGACCACAACCTCAAGCATATCCATTACAACTGGTAACGCGGCGTAATCTAATCCGGCTGCCCCTGCAAACGTGTAACGCCTTTGCGTATCCATGCAAACAAAGACGTTAACCGCTTCCGCATTGCAATCCCAAACCTCGATAGTGTTGTCTGACTCATCGAAGTCATCAGGGTCAAAGCCTAGCGCCGCCATGGCCGTCATATCGGCTTCCGGGGCGCTAAGCTCATAGGCAACCTGCCTCAGTTTCCCTCGCGAGCCTTGTCATAGGCTGCGAGATAGCCGTTTACGATTGCAGCCGGAAGCTCAGAGCCGGATTCCACCAGCGCTCGCAAGTTCTCATCGTTAAACTCTTCCTCAATGTCCCAGCCGACAATAATCGACTTCAACTGAGGAACCTCAAAGTCAATTGCGAACTTGGCAAGTTCAGTGCCAGATTCCGTTTCCTTAGCCTTCTCCATGAAGGACTGAGCAAACTTCATGCGAGCATCATGGAACTTAGCCAGCGACTCACGATCCATCCACTTAAACGTGAAGCTCACCGGAACCGGAGCCTGCCCAGGTGCGGGCAGGTTCACAGTCGTGGTAAAGGTCGGATCACGCTTGATCGAGAATTTCTTTGCCACAAATTACTCCTTACGGGGCCGGGTACTTCGTAATTTCAGTAACAGCGATGTTCAGGGTACGAACCATCACCTCACCACGAGTCATCGTAGAATCGGGGCTAATAATGTGAACGCCTGGGTACAGCTTTACCTTGCCCGACTTCAGGGTGATTCGCGTAACAGTCGGCTCCTGAGACTTAGTTACAGCCTCATATCGCTCGATGGCGGGGTTGCCATCAAGGTCAGTGATCGACATTTGCCAGTCAATCGGGGAGAAGCCATTGAACAGTCGAGTGCTACTCTGTTCCTGCAAGCAGGCAACTTCAGTCCACTGAGCTTCGCCACCAGTCAGCGAGGTTTCGGTGACGCACGGAACCTCAGTCCACGACTCAACCGACTGGAACGAACCAGTGCCGCCGCCCGGAGAGTAATCCGTGGTGTCAGTGGTATCTGCGCCAATCAGCGTAAAAGTATCCACGTCAGTAACGCCAACACGGAAAGCCTTTCCATCCAATTCGCACCATGCCGAACTGACAATGACGTAATCACCAGCCGTCAGGCCATGCGAAGTCGCGGTAACTACAGCGGGATTAGCATTGCTAATCGCAGTAATCGGTACGGACGCGCTCAGTTCCAGTGCGGTGTGAACTTTCGCACCGTTGGGAAGTTCCATTCTCTTAGCCATATATAAACCTCTTAGGTAGCAACTACACCACGGTACGGAATTGTAACGGGGACATTGTAACGCGAATCCTCATAGATAGTAGGGCCTTGGTCAACAGCATCAGTAATTGAGCCATTAAACGCGGCGATGCCAATATCAGAATCCACGGGGAAAAGTGCTTGAATCTCTGAAACTAGGGTTTCGGCATTGCCGATAGGCTGCGCAGGATCACATGAGATAGTCACCTGATACAGGCCAAGGTAGGTAATCTCATCGCCTTGCAGGCATTCAGTCCTGGCTGAGGCTGGAAGCAGATTGCCTCGAATGAAAATAGGCTTTTGCACATCGCCTTTCTGCGTGCTGAAGAATGACGGCAGAACCGGCGACTTACCCTTAGCCCAATCGAATAGCTTGCGCTCGATAGCGGCTCGCGCCATTGCATGGCTCATTTCGACACCTTCGATACAGCGTCTTGCACGATGTTGTTAAATCTAGCCAAAGTGATACGAATCATGCCATTTGGTGCTTGCTTAGATGAACCGTACTCAAGAAACGGGACATGCGGCGTAGCATTGGTGATATAGGCCGTGTCCCCGAACTTTAGCGCCTTGAACTCACCCGCCAGCCTGGCACTAGTCTTTGAATCTAGCGGGTCTTCTGTCTCACGGTAAACGTCATCGGGGGCGTTGATGCCAGCATTCCAATTGGACAGCGCGCGGCCAGTATCTACCGGAGTCAGGTTAATGACAGACTGCCCGACCTCAGTAGCGACGATCTGGAATACCTCATCTGCCTCTTGCTGAACTAGCTCGCCAAACGCCTGAAGCTGGGCGGCGAATGATCCTTCTAGTCCATACTTCTTAGCGTTATTGACCATCACAGTCCCCTGCACTGAAGCTCATAGCCGCATGTAACGCCTGCGAAATTCCACGGGCCAACGCCAATGATGTTGTACTCGCTTCCGTCAAACAGGATCACGTCATTAGTGCTTGGCTCTGGAATGTCGGAGCCATCCGCAGCAACCGGAGATAGGAGGATTCGAGTATCGCCTTGCAGGATGTAGGAGCCGTCAATGTCCTGCTGATCGTAGTTAGTGCGCAGACCGGAGCCGTTAGTCTCCGTCCACACAACATCCTGTCCGCCAGTCTCGGGGTTGTACTCGCCTACAGTTTTCTTGCGCAGCACTAGGCCAAGCCCTTTCCCCTGCGGCCTAGGTGCAAGCATACGGATGGCTAGGGCGCGACCCCTGTCGTGAATATCAGCCATCTTCTTCAGCCCCTTCTTCTGGTGGCTCAGGCAGCGGCTCAGGCTCAACCACGACAGGCTCTAGCTCAATGCCGTCGCCATGAATCTCAACCAGCCCCTCAGCAATGTCCGTGACAATCTCGCCATCCTCAATGAGGAATAGGCCGTCATCGTCCTTCACGTTGAACTCTGCCCAACCTTCATCGGAATCAAGGCGGACAACGTTGTTGAGGATTTCCCCATTCACGTAGACGACAACAGGTCGATGGGCTAGATAGTTTTCATACCCTTCATCGCCCTTGAACACGCTGATTTTCATTAGAACCTCATTCTTACGGAGTAGCGGGCGCGACAGCGGCAACCGTATCGGTCTGCATCACTTGCGCCAAGAGAGGAATCACCTGGATACATCATAAGCCCGCCAAGGCCACTTACAAATGGTTGATCGAATTGTTGCTTCTGCCCCTGCATATCACGATGGCTATGGCGGACCATTTCATCTCTAGCTGTCTGCCAATCCTTTGTAATCTGTTCAGCAGAAATAACACCTGCGTCAATTTGCTGCTGCAACCCATGTCTCCGCCCTGCCTCATAGGCAGCCTGCGCATATGTCTGCGCCAACTGCTTTGCGTAGGATTGCAGCAAACGGGCAGAGTATGCGCGACTGATCGTATTTGCCTGCTCAATAGTTAGCTTGCTGCCAGGGATCACGAATCGATCATAGGCCGTATCCCGAAGCTTGCGAGTCAGGTATGCCCGCATAGCCGCACGGTCGCCGCTGAGAAGCTGCTGACGGGCAGACTCTACCCATTCGCTCATTTGTACCGGCAGGCCAACCATGCCGCCCGCACGTCGCGCCGTAGTCCCTTTTACGCCGAGCAGGTCTAGCGCCTTATTACGCGTGGTATTGCCATTGGCAAGCACTACGTCAATCGTCTTGCGCAAGTCCATATCGGACGTATCGCGGATCGACGCGTATTCGCCCATCAATAGGTTGATGACAGCCCATGTGTTGCTATCGAACCTGTAAGGAAGTCTTACAAGTTCATTCTGCGCGCCTTGGATAAATGCTGTACGGAACAGTTCAGTAAATAGTGTCAGGCTGCCGAGACTAAGCAGGACGGCCAAACCATCCCTATCATCCTCAGCAATCAGCCGCTCAACCTCAGCCACAGTAGCCGCAGACTCGACAGCACGAACCTCCGCCAGATAGGCCGCAGCCATGGGCGCTTCTAGCTCTCTAATCTTGGCGGCGTGCTGCTCGGTGGTCATACGGTATAGATTGCCATTGAGCCAGTGCAGCGACGCACCAGCAGGCCAGCCAGCAGACTATCGATGATCGGCACAGTCGGCAGCAGGTCATACGGGTTAGTAGAACTACTAATTGCGTATTCGACCTCTAGAACGTCCACCTTCTCGCGTTTGACGGCAGTCGAGGTGTTCACGATGGGCCGCAGGCTGTTCGGGTTAGCTGCCTCGATAGCAGCCGCCTCATAGGTCGCGTATTCGACAGACAATGGCACAGTGGCGCTATCGATGCCGTCAATACCCGTGCGGGGCCATTGCATGTACTGAGCTGGACCACCAACCTTTTGCCCCAAGAACGTCCACCAACACTTGTAATCTTCGCCAATCCACTTCTTAGCGTAGCTGTCCACATACAGCGAGCCGCGCACAAGGGCTGCGTTCTTAGCTTCAGTGGTCAGCTCACCCCATGCAGTATTGCCGATGGAGATGGCGTATGCGTCTGCGCCAGCAATGGTTCCGTAAATCTGCATGGGATTCTCTAATAGGTGGCCGTCCTTGGCCGAGGGATTCTTACTTAGCCAGAGCTTCGTCCAGCTTCTCTTGCAGCTTCTCGACCGAGGAGCGCTTGTCGGCCTTAACGCCAAGCTCGGCAAGCTGGGAAATCAGCTCTTCTTTCTGCTCATCTTCACTCGGGGTAGCAACCTTCTCAGTGAACTGAACATTCTTAACTACTTCACGCTTAGGCAGTTCCTTGCCATCACCATTAGACTCAGTGACCACAAAGTATCCAAGTCGGCTATACGGGCCTACCATGCCAGGATGAATGTCAAACTCATCAGTAGCACGCGCACCAAGAATCTTCGATCCGCCATCAGCGGTCTTAATTCGATGGGGAGAGTTAGTCAGGTTCTTAATCGTATACATTCATGCCCCTATGCCGGAGCGCCCCAAAAGACGCCCCGGCTTTTGGATTACGCCGGAACCGGAGTGATGCCATCCAGGTAACGAATACCCGGCTTCTTCACGTCGATCTGGCCGATACGACCCATGCCCGGAACGGTGAAGTTGAACGGACCGTCCTGATACAGCGGGAAGAACCGGTAGTCCATCGGCATCGGCAGTTCCAGCACGTCCGCAGTGTTGCGGTAGGCAACCATGCGGCCACCGCCAGCAACGCCAACAGTAGCAGCACGCGCCAGAGCCGGAAGCTCGCGGATCACCAGAGGACGGCCAGTACGGCGGGTGTAGGCGTTACGGGTCTGCACATACGAAGCGATAGTCTCGTTCGGCGAGGTTACACCATACGGAGTCTCTTCGATGTACTTCAGCGCCAGAGCCGGAAGCAGGATGGTATCCGCCAGGATCGAGGTCTGGATGCCAGTACCGATGTTCACCGGGCCGATCAGGGCATTGTTAATGTCAGCAACGATCTCTTCCGGCGTCTTATTGCCGGTGCCGTCATTCAGCACCCACGCGGTATTCGGCGAGGCAGTACCGTTAGCAGCAGCCGCAACCGGAGTCACATTGGCGTTGTTAATTAGGCCAGTCCAGCCCTTCAGGTTGGAGCCGATCAGCGCGGTTTCCCACACGAACACCTCAGCAGCGAATCGGGCAGCCTCAGCGCGACGGGAACTCAGCGGGAAGTTAGAGAAGGCAGCCTTGCCAACTTCACCGATGTTCCACTGATAGCCCACGGCATACTCAGCAAAGGTGCTGGAAACCATATTCAGGTTCACGTCTGCCAGCGGAACATCCTTGGCATAGGTGGACTGGAACTTGGCTTCACCAACCTTATCCATCACCAGGGTATCCATACCGGAAGCCCATTCGGGGATGTTTCGGTTAACCGGGATCAGGACGCCATAGTCCATTTCCTGATACTCAATCTCATAGACCCGAGCATTCAGAATGTGCGACTGCTGGCGCGCAAAACCAAGAACAAAATCTGCGTCATTGATATTCATTTAGTATTCCTTATGCAGCGGGCGCAGCCGGGACGCGGCGCAGGCGGACCTTAACAATGCTATTGGCCGCAGCAGAGCTATCAAACTCAGCGTTCGGGACCAGCGTATTGCTAGCGGCGGTGTCGGTGTAACCCTTGCTGCTGGCGCTCCAATAGACCACGCCACCAGCGGTGCAGGTGCCAGCGGCCTTGCCCCAAATGACGCCCATATCGCAGACCGGAGTGTTATAGCCTGCCGGGTAAACCGCAGCAGCGCCCGGTGCACCATCGACGGCAGTCATATCCGCCTCAGTGATGCCAAGGAACTTGCCAGTGGTAAACGGCGCAATCAGGTCGGCACTAGCGCCACGCTGTACCGGCTCGCCGAAACCAATGCCAGCAGCAGTAGTCAGTCGGGTTACGGTATTCCACTCTTCCATGTTGGCGCGACGGCCAACAATACCAGCAGCGGGCTTTGCATAGATTTCAGGCTGGATCATCGGCATGATTATGCCTCCTTCTTACGGTCGTGGCGGCTCAGATAAGCCTGATAGGACTTTGCCTCAATAGCGGCAGCATCACCAAGGTTAACAACATTGCTATTGTTGCCCTTAAACGCATCCCGCACCGGGTCAGCCTGAGCAGCATCAGCAACGGCAATATCAAACCGAGCCTCGATGTAGGAGTCAGACTTATTGGCAACGGCCTCATCGCCAAACTTCTTGGCAACGGCCATCTTGCGGATTTCAGCCTCAGACTTACCGG